CACCCTGCCACTGAGTCTGACCAAGTCAGTCTCGGTGAGTCGGCGACCGACGCTCTTCTCAATCCCAACCATGACGATGACAAGAAAAATCATCGCCTCGAGAGGGAACGTGAGAGCCGAGCCCATGGACGCAAACTTGGAGAGAGTGATGAGGTGTTTGACTTCCTCTTCCCCTTCCCCAAATCGAACGACTGCTCGCCTGCTTCGGCAAGCTTGTACAGCCCCATCAAGTTGGGACCACCGCCCGGTCATAAACCGGACGAGTTCGTTCGAAACGCGGTCACTCGCCTCGGAAAGGTCGAGAGTTGCCAAGGATCCGGTTACGGACCCTTCCCTTGCAAGAAGTTGATTAACTTCTTGGCATCTGAGTCGGAGGAACCCTTTGAGGATATAATCCTCATCCAGGCATTCTCCGATAGCTTTGGAGACTGCTTGCTGTGCGTACTGCATGCAGACAGGCTCCATGGCTATGATGCGGGGCGTTGATTGAGTCTTTGGAACGGAAATTACCTCAACGGGTAATTCGTCCAAAAGCTCGCGGAAGTTGGTTCCGTCCAAGAGATTGTGATATCTCGGACTAGGAAGGAGGTATTGGTCACTCGAGAAGAATTCCTCGAGACGCCAAGTCCAATCAGCATAGAACTTCTTGTTTCCAAGAAGTTTGTCTGCTGTGGATCCCGGTCCATGCTTCGGGGTTAGTGCGCCATAGGCGACATCGTGATTAACACGATCAAAAACCCGATGAAACAGAAGCATAGACAGCCGGCGAAACGCCAGATTTTCATCTGTCATCCATTCCGACTCCCAAGTAGAAAGAAGGTTCTCTTCTTCCCACTGGCCTACTTCCTGATCGGTGCTGATGTACTGCTCCATAGCGCGACGAGTCTTTTCGGGCGAAGCCTGAAGAAACATCTTGCCGTATAGACCGCAAAGCTGGCGAACAGCCAGAATTGCATCTATATTTGGAGCAGGAAGCAGCACGCCATCTTGCGCGTTGAACACCTGCTTGAGAAAGCCACCCAAGAACATTGGGAGCTTCTGACTTTTC